TATCTATGCTCCTAATACTGCCAACTGTCATACCCTGTTACTTGGTTTTATCTATGATGACTAAAACTTATACTTCAAGCCAAGCTTCGTTCCATAGGAATTAGTATCGTCAGTCACTATAGAAAACTCTCCATATACATCAATATTTTTTGATGCGACTACATTACCACCAACTTTACCAGAGAAGTTTGTCTCTGAATCTGCACCATCTGGGTTGTTTAGATATGCACCACCTTGAATGTAGTAGCTACCGAAGGCATTACCATTCTCATACCCTAGGTGCAGATCCGTTCCGCTTCCTGTGAAATTTTTCCCAGTGTAAGAGCCATTGTTTTCTACTGATAAGTAGAATCCAGCAAAGGCAGGTGTTGATAGTGCTGAAGCAGCAGCTATTGTTAATACTTTTTTGAGCATTTTATTAAATAAATTAAAGTTGTATCTTACACGATTTATTTTATTTTTTAATTTTGTGTAAGTAATTAATAATTTTAAATTATTATTTCCAGTTTTTTAAATTAAAGTATGCTTTATAAAAATTTGTTGTCTTTTTTCTTTTAGTAAAACCTACAATTTTAGATTTAATTTCATTATCTTTATAAACATCAAAGATAGCTTTATAGTAATCAGTCATCATAATTAATAAGTTGATAATGCTGCACGTTTCCAAGTGTTAGTAGCAGTGCAAACATAAAGATAATTGGCATCCCAAGCTATTTGTCCAGCTTCACCCGTTGCGTTAGAGGCAGGGGATCTTGAAGTGACTATTTGTAAGGAGTCGCTGTTAATTTTTACTCTTCTATCATCACCAGTTCCATTTCCTATCTTTGTAATGTTGGCAACACCAACATGAGTGTTAATTTCAAAATCCCCAGAACCTGATGAGGGTTGATCAACAAAGATATTTGCATGAATTGAACCATCAATTTTAAAATCTATAAAACTAAAAGAATCATCATTATTATTATCTGTATCTGCATCAAAAACTAAAGAGGCATTATTGGCTGTTGTAACTACATTTAAACCAGTAGCAACGGTTATATTACCTGTTGCTTTAATATTTCCATCAACATGTAGCTTTTCTGTTGGTGAATTAGTATTTATGCCGACATTACCTCCACCTGTTACCAATGCTAAATTATTATTTACATCACTATTTATTTCCAGTGGTATGCCAGATACAGCCTCATTAATAGCAATATTTCCCTTTAATCTTGTAGCCTTATCACCAGTGCCTACTTCAAAGTCTATAAATCCTTTGCTAGTTGAATTGTTATCAGTATCCGCATGTAATATCAAATTTACATCACCTGTTGCTGATGCTAAAATATTTCCAATTACTTCTAATTTAGCTGTTGCTGAATTAGTACCAATACCAACATTTCCTCCCCCTGTCACTAAAGCAATATTTTTATTTACAGCAGAATTTATTTCTAATGGTGTACCAGATGTAGCTTCGTTACATGAAATATTAGCAACTTTAGTTCCAGCTATTTCAAAATCTATAAATCCTTTTTCAACTGAATTATCATCACTATCCGCATTTAATATTAAAGATGTTTCACCTGTGCTTTGAGCAAGAATTGCACCTGTAACATTTAAATTACCAAAAGTTCTTATAGGGCCATTAGGACTATTTAAGTGATAACCACCTGTAGCTACATCTGAATTAAAAGTAATACCGTTTTTGACTTTACCAAATTTAATACCATGCTCAGGAAATCCAACAGAATCACTCCAAGATCCACAGTTTAAACCAACTGTGCCAGTTGTACCAGCACTAGCACCACCAGAACCAAAAGTATCACCATCAATAATAATTGCGTTCCAATAACCATGTTTCCCGCTATTATTACCTGTGCTATCCATCGCAATGCCAGCAACAGCCCTAGCTCCAGTGGAATCTGATAAAAGATGTAAAGAAGTTGACCATTTTGTGCCGATTCTATCTGATGCTCCTGTTCCAGCTACGTTTTGATATATTGCACCTTCAACACCCATAACTCCACCATCTTTTGTACTTTCCTGGTACGCACTACCAAACATCCCAGCAGCATCACCTATCCCATTAGTAACATCTAATTTTCTAGCTCTTCCAGATGTTCCCACTGAATCATTATTACCAGCAGAATTATTCAAGCCATAACCCATAATCGAATGAGCAAAAGCATTTGTTGATGTATCACCTTTTAATTCATGCTGTGCGTATATTCCTAATGGAACCGAAGAATCTCCTGTTAGGTCTCCACCACTATATGTTGCACTGACAAAAACAGATGGTTCAAGTCTGTCATTTGCTCTGTCAGTTTCAGTGAATTGATCTATTACTGTATGTTTTGTACTGCCAATTTGAACATCACTAGAAAATCCCCATAAGCTTGTAACGGTAGCATCATCTACATCAATATCTTCACAATTATTACCCTCAATAATAATTTTAAATGTTGTCTTACCTATTTTTAAATCAGTAGAACCTAATTCGGGTGAGGCTGCTCTTGCTAAAAAGTTATTACTGATAATAAACGCACCAGCATCTTCTACAGCACCACTGTCATCTGTATCTTTTATCCAAATACCATTATTTTTATAATTAACAATTTGATTGTTACTAATCATACAACGGTGAGTCGTAGGATCAGTTCCACTATTTTGTTGTGATATACAGATACCATTCCTACTCGCAGAAGGTGCAGTTGTATCACTTTGGTTGTCTATAAAATTATCACAAATTTTTGAATCTACGCTTTCATCCCAACCGATATTACCTACACCACCAAAATGCTTGAAGAATCTATTATTTGTGCATATTGTTCTATTTGATCCAGAATCTATAGTTAGATTTTCCAAACCATTTCTAGCAAATCTATTATTACTGATTATTGTTCCGTTACAGTTACTCTGACTTAAACCAACACCATTATTATCCTCAATAATACAATTACTTACTGTATTTTCTTCAGAAGCATCACTTGTCGTTCCAAATAAAATACCAGCATTTTCGGCTTCAATAGTAGATACTCTTTCAAGTATGTTTCTATTGCTCATTATCATAATATTATTACCACCACCTGATCCAGAACTTCTATTAGATTCATTACCATCAACTCGTAAATCTTTTATAGTTACAGCATCTTGACCATCGACAATATTTATTAAAGTTATATTCGTTGCTAAGGAACTGCTTGCTTTAATAATTGTATTTTCAATACCATCACCCACTATTGTCGTTGTAGATTTAGGTAATAACTCTGCACCAATAATATAAGTACCAGCAGGGAAATAAAGAGTTTTACCTGTTGCTGCTGTAAGAGCATTATTAATTGCAGTCGCATCATCAGTAGATCCATCTCCTTTTGCATTAAAGTCCTTAACCGAAACTACATCCTTTAATTTGCTGTCAATAGTTCTTGCAGTAGCTCCCGAACCAGTTTGTGTAAAAGAAGTGTCTTTAACACTAGATATTTCAACAGTTGTTACTTCATTAACTTGACTAACAATTACTTGATTTGGGTCGCTCATGCTGTGTAACCTTCACTTATAAACAGTGTACCTTCTAAATAGTATTCTTTTTTACCTGATCCATCTGTTAGTAATACATCATATTTAAGAACATTAGGAGTAAAGGTTGCGGTAACAGTATCAGCTAAATTTATATCAACAATTCCAGCAGTTCTATTAGTATAAGTTACTGCAAATGATCCGTATAAAGTAGTTCTAGCTTCGTCATAAACTTGTGATGCAACAGTAAAATTAGTTAAATCTTTTGCTGCACCAATTGAATTTTTAAAAGTTAAACGCAAAGGAAAATCAGCCCTGCGTTGAACTATAAAATCTTTTTTTGCAGGAATAACAGCCATTATAATTTTAAAATAAATAAAGCTTTAGGATACTACCAAGGAACACCAGCAGCAGTAGTAGGTGTCTCAATTTCTTTTATCTCATCTTCAAGACTTGTTTCTATTTCTGTAACTTGATCTCCTAGTGCTGTTTTTACCCACCCTAAAACTGTTGTAGAATTAAGACTTGCAAATGCAACAAAATCACTTGGTAAAGACTCGGGTTTTATAAATGTAATTTCCCCTGTTCTCCTTGCTTTTTCTTCAGATTCAGAAATTCCTTTAACTCTATAAATAACTTTTGTTACATAACCGTCTGCAAGGTCACGCTCCATTGTATTTATTTCCCAAGTTTTAGTAACTGACATAATTATTTAAAAACTTTATATAGATTCTACTTTATTTTCAATATTAATCAATTTTTCTATTTTTTCGATACCACCTTGATCTTTAATAATTAATGCAACAATCTGATTTCTGTCATTTTGTAAGTTTTCCACTTTTTTTATTGCTTCTGATTTTATTTTTTCAATATCTTTATCTATAATTTCAAGTTTTTTTGTATTAAATTCTATAGATTCTTTTGTTTCTTGAATTAAGTCTTCGGGAGTCATGGATAATTTATATTTAAATTTATTATAATTAGAAGAAATAGAAGTGACAAATTAATTTGTAGAGCCTGCTAAATCAAATCTAACAGTTGTAGTACAAGTATCACCAGAAGTATTTCTCACATTTACACCTTGACCAGCACCTGTTACGGTAAAAGTTACACCTCCTGTTGTACCATCTACGTTAAAAAGTTGACTACCAACAGTTGCACTAGACGTTGAATTTATCATTATTGGGAATTGTTTTGTGCTTTTTATAGCAGCATTTCCATTTCTAGTTAAAGTAACTGTTACTGTACCACCTTGATGTCCATTTATTGTTTGAAAAACTAAATCTGCATTTGCAGAATGGCTAGTGTTACTTTTAACTTCTGTAAGGGCGCAAAAAGTTCCAGCCGAAGTGGCAAATCTAGTTTGACCTTTTAATTGACATCCGACTGAAGTAGTTTCAAATTGCTTTGTGGCATCATGATATAGCTCTACTGCTCCGTTAGCATCACACTTAACTGCTAAGTCACTCATATCAGTTTGTAGTTTTATATCATCTTTACTTCTTAAATGTAAAACTCCTGCACCTGTACCTACATCAATATATGCGTTACTTCCATCATGATATAGTTGCAATGCTTGGTTTGTGCCACCAAAAGCTAACTTTCTATTATTTTCAAAATTCATATCACCACCAAGAGTGAACGTGAATCTTTTACTATTATTAGATCTAAACTCTAAACCACCTGCATTTTCTGTAAAAGTTGGACTAAAACCATCACTATTACCCAATAAAATAGAACCTGCATCATCACCTACTTGTAAAGTACTTGTAACTTTTACTCCTGTAGATTGTGTGTTTAATTTTAGACTGTTATCAAAAAACATATGAACAGCCCCATTACCAGCAGATCCTAGTTCTAAAGGATTACCAGAAGTGGCCTCATTAACAGCAATATTAGACTTTACTGTGCCATTAATTTTAAAATCTATAAAACTAACTTGGTTGCCACCCGCATTACCAGTACCACAATCAAAAACTAAACTTGCATTTCCTGTACTCGTAATAGTAGCTGCATTAGGAACTGTTACACCAGCAGAACTAAAAGTAGCTCTTGTTGTTCCACCAGTTGATATGTCTAAAGTATCAGCAGCAGAACTAAATAGGCCTGTATTTGTATCGTCATCAAAAAATAGTGAGGGTGATGAAGCACTGCCATCTGGCAAGGGTAAAGTTCCATCAAATTTTCTTAAATTAACAAAAGCGTTATTTGCAGCGTTTCTAAGCTGTAACATTGAATCTGTTGTATTTGCAAAAGTTTGCAGTGCAAAAGTTGTACTAGGTGCAGACGATCCAGAGCTATTTGTTGCTAAAGCTTGTAACGCACTATTAATGTCTGCTCTCACGACGGCTCCCGTAGAATTATCTACGGTCATATCATTTTGACTCATTTCCTAATCCAAAATTTTCTCTAAGTATATCCTAAACCAATACTAACTACCACGCCCAAACCCTGTAGCTGCATATTTAAAGTTTCTGTTTACATTACTAGATCCATTTTTTATATCTATATCAAATCCTGTACCAGTGATGTTTGACAGAGTAAAGAAATCACCTGACTGTGCATTTTCTATTGTGATTCCTATTGATGGCAAAACAGAGTTAGCAGCTACACTTGTTCCAGATTGACCAGTGAAAAAGCTGTTGGTGAATACTATTGACTTAGTTGAAGTGCCAGAGGCAATAAATCCACCAGTAGATGCTGCTGCATTTGTAAGGCTTGTTTCTGTTCTGCTTTCTAATTCTGCTGTATATCCAAGTTGATCTATTTCTATAGATTGTGCTGGATCGTCTGAATCCATTTCACATTTAAATTTAAAACCTCTTGCAATATACGTTCCATTTACAAATGGATTGAATTGTGAAAATTCTGCTGAATATGTACAGTTTCCGCTTGTTGTTAAAGATGTTGCAGAGGTCAATGTAAATGTGTTTGCATTTGGCACAGATTGAATTTCATAATCGCCATCAACACCTGTTCCAGAAGTAAAGTCAACAGTAACAAAACTACCAACAGAATATCCATGTGAAGATTTTGTGATTGTAATTGTTGTACCTGAAATTGCATAAGTGGCTGATACTGATAAATCAGGATCAGAGTCAGTTGTTGCAACTAATAATTTAGCATTTACATCTACGGCTGTAGTTCCATCAAAATCAGTCCAGGTATCAACATTAGCTGTTCTTTTGTCAAATAAATCATTAGGATAAAAACCCTGTGTTACAAAATGTCTCCGTAATCTAAGAGGTTGCTTTCCACCTAAATCCAAAGTATTAGCGAAACTATATGAACCTCCTGTAATATCAACAGCCCCTAAGAAATCAAAATCTGCTATTGCATCAAAATCTGATTCAGAATCTAATGTTATTAAAGACCCAAGAACAAGTCCGTTGACATCATCACTGAAAAAACAATCAACTTTTGTTCCTTGAAAAGGTGGGCTATCTTGATCTTCTCTATCTTCTAAAACAGTAAGTTTTGGTAATGTATTTGGACTTGTTTCAATTAAAACAGCAGAGGCATCACCAGAACTTAAACGACCACCATCATCTCTAAATTTTAAATGATAAGTACCATTCACAATATTTGGCACGATTGACTCACTTATATTTCCAGAAAGTTGTGGCAAAACGTCCACTGAATTTGTAAAAGTTGCACCTGTTGTAAGGTTGGAACTTCTTATAACTACGTTTCCACCATGAATGACGTCAACATCTGTTGATTTATCAAAACGTAATCTTACAAATTGATCTGACAAGGGTTCTATTTGTACATTCTGCACATCTGCTGGCAAAGCTGTTTTACCAACAGTTGTGAATGTTGTTGTTGCTGGATTTGTACTTGGCTTACCTAAAGCGTTATAACTAAAAACTCTTACTTCATAAGTACCATTTAAAGTTTCAAAAATTGTAAAATCTGATCTTGTAATACGCTCTGATATAAAGTTTTCATTCTGAAATCTATATTGAACCATATATTCAGTAACACCGCTAACAGGCTGCCATTGAATAAATAATTTACTTACAGCCCTGTTATTTAAAACCACTATCTGTTCTGTTCCCTGTAAGCTGCTTGGTGCATCTTTCAGTGCAGTTAGAGTTGTTATTGTTCTTGCTGGCAATGCTGTACCATCTTCAACAAAAGCATATTTGTTTGGATCATGAACAACAGCAACTATTTGATAATTTAATAATTCTTGCTCTGTGACAGATACAACTCTAAAAGTTTGAAGTTCAACAGATGTATTTTCTATTACCCAAACGCTATTGGTTTGTGGCACTGAACTAAAAGCAGAATCTACAGTTATGGTTGCACCTGTAATGTCACTTATTGTTTTAGTTTCTAATGTGCCGTCAGATAAAATTACAGATAAGGTTGCTGAACCTGATGTTGCTAAATCTGTATTGTTTTGATCGTCAACAATAATTTGTGTTGTAGATACTCCTGTTTTTATTCTTCCTCCTCTTCTTACCCCTGCTCTCATAGGGTCGGCAATATTAATCACAGTTCCAACCCTGACTATTGTTCCGCTTTCTAATGATGCTGTAAATGTGACTGTTTCTGCTTCATTGTTTTGTGTATATAAAAACCAACGGCCAAGCCTTGCCGCTTGACCTCTTGATGTGCAGGCAAAGCCACTTAAATTCTTTGTCACTATGCCATATTTTGTTTGTAATGCCGTATCTTCTACAGTCTCATAATCTACCTCTTGAGTCTCATTATCAAAGTAAGAAACATTAACAACAGTGTATTTTGTATCTTTACTTGCACTTGAATAAGAAAAACCAGCCTCAGAAACATTACTTAAATTGTAGATATAACTTGCATCTGTAGGTTTATCACAGCTTATATTTACCGCCCCTGCTGAATAAAAAGGCATTGCCCTCATTACAGCAGCAAGATTATTAATAGTGTCGTACGCAGCCCTTTGAGAATTTAAAACAACATTACAAGAAAATCTGGCTTCAGTACCACCAGCCCCATCATCTACTTGTTCACTTGCGTATTGACTAGCAGAGAAAAAGCTAAAAACATCTAATGATGATTCTGCAATATGATCTCCAAAACCTTTTGAAGTAGTCAATAAATCATATAAAACCCAAGCTGGGTCATTTGAATATTCTTTATCTGTTTTAAAAGTTCCGTTAAATGTACCGCTATAGCTAATAGATCCATCAGCCCTAACTGTTCCATTATGAGGTATTTTTATCTTTGTTCCTCTTATTCTGTACATACGTCTTGGCTGATTTGGGAAGGTTTCAGCGTCAAAACGTAAAGCTACATGAGCAAAATTTGCATAGGCTCTTGATTCATTAATTATTTCTGTAAAAGATGACCATTGAAAACTATCTTGCAGTGTGGTTTCTGTACTGTCTGCTGTGGTTCTATTCACTCTAATTGTGACAGGAAAGCTAGTGCCAGATGGAAGATTAATTTTATAATCTCTGAAATATGTGCTTGCTGTTCTTCCTTTTACAGTGTCCGTTATAACAGTTGTTGTTGTGCCATCATTTTCTATAGTTTGGATTGTTAAAGCAACTTCAGCACCATTTATATCGCCATTATCTTCAAACTTTTGCAAGGTAGGAAAACCAAGAGTAACTCTTACCGCATCAATATTTGTATCTGTTATCTGCCTTGAAACTGGTGTTGATTGTGTTACTGTTACACCTACGCTGGTTTCTGATTCTGTTTCTGATATACCAGCAATCGCTGTTTGATCTGATGTTCCAAATCTAGGTTCAAAAGTGATGTTACGGAAGTTGAAATCTTCATCATTTGGACTTGTACCAGCCGCTTGTTGTAATACCTGAGTTCCGTTAAGAAAAACGTCTTTTAATGCTGATGTGTTGTATTGCGTTGAACCCTTACTACCTGTAGCACTTGGAAACCCCTCTATCTCTCCTGATCCTAGTAGTTCAATTAAGGTTTGAAATTGCTTTGATTGCAGTGCGTCATTTGGTAAATCAGGATTAGGAATACCAAAAAGGTCTTTAAAATCGCTTACATTTCCAAATCCAGTAGCTTGTGGCATTAGGTTGTTCCCTCCGCTTGTACAGTATCAACACCAGAACTGATTACAACTGATCCAGTGAATACCTCGCCATAAATAATTGGTATTGGAACACCAGCCCTTGAAACATTTTGAATCGACCCAAAACCAAAAGATTGAAACGTAGGATCATTTTGTGAAAAGCTATCAGCCATAACGCCGCTTGGAATATCTTGGCGAGGCATTAAGAGATTTGTAGCTTCGTTTATTAACATATTTGTTCCAACTACTGTTAAAGCTGTAGAAACTGTTGTTGCTAATAATGTGCTCCCTAGTAATGTAGCTCCTACAGCAGAACCACCAGCAGTTAATAATCCACCTATCACAACTCCTTTTGCACCTATAGCAATAGGAATAATCTGTATATCTTCATCACTTTGTAAATTTAATAAATCCTCTGTAATCTCCATACCGCCCATTTTTATTTTATATATTTGATTCATCATGTGATTTTCAACCTCTGGAAAATTAGCAATCAAAAAATGAAATGCTTGTTTGGGACTTGCAACAGCCGCTTTAAAATAAGACTGCCCAAGAAACTTTCTTAATCTGCCATAAACTTTTATTTTTTTAAGCTTCATATCTATAAACTTTTTTTGTGGCCTCTATATATCTTAAATCATATAATTCTCTACAACTCAACTGTCTTATGTTGTGATGCAATATTGTTTGATCGCCAATATATAAGGCA